GGTTAAAACTTAATACCCCTTATTGTATGGCTACCTGATCCCCCGGTTTCCGGCTACGGTTAGCCCCATTAAGAAAGAGGAAAACATGAGCGAAGTAATTGCAGTGGTGGAGAACACACCTAAAACCGAAGTAATTAAAAATGCAGGATTTGCTAAGCGGTCTGCTCTAGATGAGCGCATTGCAAAGGATGAAGAAGAATTAAAAGCATTGGTGCAAAACAATACTGCACCGGCAGAACAGGCAGAGTCAGACGAGATGGACGAAGAGCCTACTTCTGCAGAAGAGAAAAGCTTTAAGAAACGCTACGGGGATTTGCGTAGGCATTCCCAAAAGCAACAGATGGAATTCCAAAAGCAGATTGATGAACTTCGTGCACAGCTAGAAGAGTCTACTAAAGCACAGATCAAGCTGCCTAAGTCAGAAGAAGAACTGCAAAAGTGGGCTTCTGAGTATCCTGATGTAGCCAAGATTGTAGAAACCATTGCAATCAAGAAAGCTAAAGAGCAGGCTGCTGACATTGAAACCCGCCTTAAGCAGATTGATGAGATGCAGCTTGACGCACTCAAGCAGAAGGCAGAAGCTGAACTCATGCGTCTGCATCCTGACTTTGATCAGATTCGTGACCAAGATGAGTTTCATTCTTGGGTCGAGGCTCAGCCCAAGTGGGTGCAGCAGGCTCTGTATGAGAATGAAACGGATGCTGTTTCTGCTGCCCGGGCTATTGACCTGTACAAAGCAGACATGGGTATTACCAAGAAAAGCCGTAAAGATTCTGACCGTGAAGCTGCCAAAGGTATTGCTACAGGCCGCAGCACTGCCCCAGAAAAGTCGGCTGAGTCTGGGGTAATCCGAGAGTCTGACGTAGAAAAGATGTCCCAGCGGGAGTATGAAGCTAGGCAAGAAGAAATTGTAGCTGCCATTCGTGCTGGTAAGTTTGTGTACGATTTGTCGGGTAACGCACGATAATACTTGACAAATAATTTAATTTAATTATAACTGAGGGTCAAAGGGTAAAACACTCTTTGCTCTCAGTAAGTTGCCCCTGTTGCACAGGTTACCAACTGTATAACTTGTAACGCATAACAACGAACACAGATATACCTGATTCGTTGATAGCCCGTCTAGAGAAGGAGGCATCCGACTCAAAGGCGCACCTAGCAACTTCAGCCTCTGTAGGTAGTGTTAAAGCGTATTTAACCTTTAGCCTTTTGGCTAGAGATTACTTTACTTTTACATTGTCTTAGGAGGACAAACATCATGGCATTTCCTACCGCTGCCGGTTACGGCAACCTGCCTAATGGTAACTTTTCCCCAGTTATCTATTCCAAGCAGGTACAACTTGCATTCCGCAAGGCTTCTACTATTGAAGCCATCACTAACTCCGACTACTTTGGCGAAATCGCCAACTTCGGAGATTCCGTTAAGATCATCAAAGAACCCGAGTTGACGGTTAAGTCCTACGCTCGTGGTACGCAGATCACTGCTCAGGATCTGGATGACGAGGATTTCACGCTGGTCGTTGACCAAGCGAACTACTTCGCATTCAAAGTGGATGACATCGAAGCTGCTCACAGCCATGTGAACTTCATGTCCTTGGCTTCTGATCGTGCTGCCTATCGTCTGCGTGACCAGTATGACCAAGACGTTCTTGGCTATCTCTGTGGCTTCCAGCAAGCTGCTAAGAACACCAATGCTTCCGCTGCTCGTACGACTGCTCCTGGCACCAAGGCTGTTACGACTGCAGGTGCTGATGAACTGCTCTCCAGCATGAAGCTTGGCAAGGCTAGCTTCGGTAACATCACTACGACTGGTGCTACCACGGCTCACTCGATTCCCATCTCTCCCCGCTTCCCTGGCGCTACTGCTGCTAGTTCCAGCACGGTTTCGCCCCTGACCATCATTGCCCGTATGGCTCGTCTGCTGGACACCCAGTTTGTCGATACCACCGGTCGCTGGCTGGTTGTGGACCCCGTGTTCGTGGAAGTCCTGAAGGATGAGGACAGCCGTCTGCTTAACGCCGACTTCGGCGGTGCTGGCCTGCAAAACGGTCTGCTCCTGAACAACCTGCATGGCTTCAAGGTCTATGTTTCCAACAACCTGCCCAAGATTGGTACAGGCCCGGGAACGACCGGTACGGCTAACCAGAGTGACAACTTCGGCATCATCGTTGCCGGTCACTCCGCTTCGGTTGCTTCTGCTCAGCAGATCACCAAGACAGAAAGCTATCGTGACCCCGACAGCTTCGCTGATATTGTGCGTGGTATGCACCTCTACGGTCGCAAGATTCTGCGTCCCGAGGCTCTTACCGTTGCTCGTTACAACGTAGCTTAAGGGAGAAACTTTAAATGGCTATTTATGACATGACCCTCGGTTCTACCAAGTCTTCAACCGCTGCAAGCAGCATTGCTGCTCTGCCGGATGTTCGCAATCAAGCGTACATGGTTGAAGCAATTCTGGACATCAGCAAGATTTCCAACTACACCTGTGTGAATGGCGACATTTTCCAAGTGCTGGAGATTCCTGCTGGTACCTTTATCGTTGCTGCTGGTGCCCAAGTTCTTACGGCATTTGACGGAACGACTCCTACGGTTGACATTGACTTCGCTGAAGGCGATGACATTGTTGACGGTGGTGACGTTACGGCGACTGGTTATCTTGCTGCCGGTACCAACGGTGGTGCTAACCTGACCAGCCAATCTACCTTTACCCAGCTTATCACGACTACCGATACGATTGACGTTAAGTTGATCGCTGCTTCGGCTGACGTGACGGTTGGTAAGCTGCGTGTGTACGCTGTTGTTGTTGACATGAACAGCGTCACCAGCAGTGCTGACGAAGTGGATCGTGACCAACTGGCCTAATAGCTAGAAGGTGTAGGGTGGCTCTCACAAGGGGCCACCCTATTTTCACGTTATGCACTTAAAAGCTGTAAACGTAGTTTATCCTGAAAGTCTTATTGTAGTTAACTTAAATGACTGCCATAAGATGGATGATGTAGAGATAGACAGAAAGTGGAGAGAAGTATTCCTAGAGTCTATTGCTACAAAAGGAATGTTAAATCCTATTCTTGTCTGTACTGAAGATAGCTTAGAAGCTGAGTTGTATAAAATCTGCAGGCCAAGATGGGAAAGAGTTGGTGCTAAGTGGCGGGTGTTTATGGGCAACAATAGATTTCATTGGGCACTTGATAACGGATACACCAGCATTGATGCATATGAATTAAAAGACTGTGATGACTACGATAAGTTTAATGGCGTTACATTTCTAGAAGCATCCCAGTTTGCATGAAGATAGCAGCACTTGTCCCGGTAAGAAAAGGCAGCACTAGAATCCCCAATAAGAACTTATGCATGGTTGGGAATGAAACATTGCTAGGCCGAAAGCTGAGACAGTTGAAGGAAGCAGTAAACATCACAAACATCTATGTCGGTACAGATGGTGATGAGTTAGCAGAAGAAGCAGATAAGTACGGGGTTGATGTGGTGTACCGAGATCCTATTTGCTGTGACGAATCTCAAGCATCAGCCAACATGATGATTGCAGATTTTGTAAAGAGAGTTGATTGCGACATTGTCGTATGGGTGCATGTAACAAACCCATTTGTCGAAAGTGCTACATACGACAGTGCCGTTCAAAAGTATTTGTATGAGTGTACAAAAGGATTTGATAGTTTAATGTCTGTGCTTGCTGTGCAAGAACATTTGTGGACACCAAACTACTACCCATTAAACTACAATCCGTACAAAGAAAGACACACGCTTGCCAAAGAGCTACCCGCTTACTACAAGCAGACTGGTGCATTTTTTATACAGCACCAACAAGCTATGAAGAATAATAGCTACTTTTTCGGCAAGCGTCCCTATTTGTTTAGAACGACTGAATTAGAAGCCATAGACATTAATACACCTTATGACTTGTCTTTGGCTAACGCAATGTTAAAGGAATGTAATGGCATATGACTTCTTAGGTCTGGTTAACGATGTGAATCGTAGACTCAACGAGGTTGAGTTGACTAGTTCTAACTTTGCCTCCGCTAAGGGTTTCTACTCGCATGCCAAGGATGCAGTCAATGCTGCCATCCAAGACATCAATCAAACGCATACCGAGTGGCCTTTTAATTACGCATCACAGAATGAAACACTGGTGGTTGGGCAGACTCGATACAGTTTCCCAGCCAACACCAAGCTTGTAGACATGGATACTTTTCGTATTCAGTTTGATGCTGCGCTTGGTGCTACTACTGAAAAGCTTCAGATT